AGCCGCCGACATCGCCGAGCACGGTGATGGCACCGGCAGGACTGACCGTTACCAGTTTGGTGCCCATCACGCGATAGCAGATACCGTTCCACTCGATGCCGCCACGGTCGATACCTGGTGCGCCGTCGACCAGTTGCACGATGCCATCGTGCGGACGCAGGTAGGCTTCGCTGACACCGGAGCCTTTCGGGACCGGCATCATGTTTACCGGGTAGGCAGTGCGGATGTCCGGACCGCCATCGGTGTAGATGCCTGCAACGATTGGAATGGATGGCATCAGGTCACCACTTCACTTTGTCGGCCCAGTACGCCGCAGACATCTTGCCTTTGGCGATGTTGCCAGCGTGACGCGCCTTGAACGACTCGCGCCGAGACTTGTCCGCCTTGCTCTCGCCCTCACGCTTGGGCGAACCGCTGACACCCTGCTGACCAAAGCGGATGGTCTTGACCTGATCGCCATCCTTCGCCACCACGACATGCGACTTTGTGGGGTGACTCGGCGTGCGCTTGGGCTTGTTGTAGGCCTGCACGCCGGCGCGGTCCAGCCTGGGGTCGCGCTTGGTCGGCATGGTCAGGCGATGCGGTACCAGCTATTCGTGGCCTGCACAAAGCGCATGCGGAAGTTGTCCTCGGCTGCCATCGTCGAGGGCGCTCCGAACTCCGCAGTAGCGCCATTCAGAGCAAGCGTGAAACTGGTGATCTGCTGCGTGGTGGTCACCAGAACCTCGGTGCCGTCCGGAGTCTGCGTGTTGAGCGGCAGCGTCACGGTGCCAGTGGCCAGAGTGCCGGCAGGCTGAATCAGGATCCACTGCTGCGCGGCGACAGGAGTCGGGACCGCGATGTTGAATCCGGTACCGGGCGTATAGCGATTGGTGGCCAGAGTCGGCGATGCGAACTGCTGCTGGAAGAACGTCAGCAGCGCCGAGACGGGCAGGCGGCGAGTGTCGCCATTGGTCGGGCTGAACACCGCGAGATTGTCGCCAGTGGAGACGTTGGACTGCAGCGGGAGCTGATTGATGGTCGGCATGGTCTGGCCTCAGTAAAGGTCGAGCGACCCTTCCGGGCCGGTGCGTACAGGGTCAATCGGTGCGGGCGAGAATGGGTCGCTGTAGCGCGAAGGCTTGTTGCCGGCGCCAGTTGGCAGTGTGCGCGGGAACCGCATCTCCTCCGGCATGGCAGCACGCGCCATGAGCACATCGAATCCAGCCTTGGCGGTCGCCATCGTCATCACGCTCGGAGTCTTGCCGTAGGACGGCGCGATGCGGAGTGCCAGATTGGTGATGATTGCCTCATTTGCGCTGTCCGGCACACTCGTCTCTGCGTCGAGGTCCACATCCTCCGGGCTGGACGGCAGCGGGTAGGCGAGCCTGATGCCCTTGGCGTTCCATGTCGCCATCATCGCATCGAGCCTGGTGCAAGCAGAGGACAACATCTGCGGCGTCAGGTCGAAGGTGGACGCGGCCATGCCCGCCTCCTCGAAGGCAGCGAGCACGAATTGCCGCTTGGTGTAGCTCATCAGGACATCGCTTCTTGACCGATGATCTGGGCGCTTACGTTGGCAGAGGTTGCACCCGGATTCGTGACGGCAATAGTCAGAATGTCCGGCCTATCGCCACGGATGGTATTGACCAGCGCCAGCAGGTTGTCGATAGAATTTTCCACCGGGTTATTGGCCGGAACGAACAGGCTGTAGACATTCTCACCGCCAGCGAATGCGGTGGCGCTGATGTCGCGCTCCGCAAAGCTGAACGCCGAGCCGAGGGTGTTGAGGGCGACGAAACTTGCGCCAGTCAATGAGATAGGACCGCCACCGGCACCAGGAGGCGCAGACATGTAGATTTCCACCAGCACCGGCTGATCGGACGTCAACTGCAAGCGCCTCGGCAACATCTGGCCGCGATTGATGAGGCCAATCTGATACGCGATGCCCGCTGTCGGCGCAGAGGCCACCGCACCGCCGAGCACGTTATCGACGTAGGTGATCGAGTTGTTGGTGTTGGCGGTGATGCGCGCCGTCTGGTTCAGAGTGGGCCAATAGACCATCCGTCCAATCAGCGCATTGGCTGTGAATGGAGTTCCGGAAACGGTCATTGACGTGGTGGTCGGAACGCCAGTGATTGCGCCATCCGCTTGCGTAAATTCAACGGTGCCCATCGGGCGGCCGCGATAGCTCAACACCGGGAATCTGTTGGCGCCTGACGCAACGGAACGACGTGGGCTGGTGCTCGAAGGGCCGTAGGCGTAGGTGAAGCCGCGTTGGTCGTCTACCTCACCCTCGACCAGAACAGACACGCCATAATGGAACATGTCATTCTGTTGCGAGATCGCTGCATTATTGCGCTGCTCGTAACGTACCGGGAGATTGCCGGTGCGAGACCACGGCACAACCTGGCCTTCGCGGTTGCCGAATCCGATCGTATGCAGAAGGATGGGCTGGCCATCCACAAAACAGCCAAACCGGACAGCACCAGCGCCATACCACGCATATTCGACGAACAGCATCTGGATACGGTTCCAGTTCAACTGATTGATGGCAGCGCGGTTGCCGTTCCAGGCTGGAAGATCAATCCGAGTATCGACAGGAAGGCCACTGATGTCGCTACGCACCACGACGCCCATGCCGGTAGGATTGGTGGCGGTAGCACCGGCATCCTCGAAGAACACACCGTTGCTGTCATCGAAGAAACCCACACGCTGCACGTTGCCGGTAATGGCCGGACCCAACTGGATCGCCGTGGCCATGAACATAGTCTTGCCCGGCTGATAGCGATGGTACGGGCGCGACTGGCGGATGCAAACTGCGCCAGAGGTCGTCGGCACACGCATACGCACACCACCCTGACCGGGAAGGTGCGTCACGGTGCCACCGTTGGCGGTCAGCGACTCCCACCGCAGAGGCTGCGTGCCATACTCGAAGTCAGCCTCGTAGATGTTCTGGTGGCGGCTGATCTTGAGTCGCCCGACGGCATCGCGCACTCGGTCAGACATAACGAAGGCTTGCTGTTCGGCAAAGGTGCCGTCCAACATGTCCACGTAGGTGCGATTCAGTTGCTCGCGGCTCTTGATGACGTCAGGCATGGTTTACTCGCTTGCGGCCATTGCCGCATTGATTTTGTCCATCAAGGTGTCGTCACTCCAGCGACGGTCAACCTTGATACCCAGTTTTTCCGCCTGCTCGAGCATCTCATCGCGTGTCGGCGGCGAATCATCCTCAGATTCATCCTCGACCGGATGATGCACAGGCTCAGACGTCCCAAGATGGGACTGAACAGCATCGTGCAGGGCAAGGTGCCACCCATCACGCAAAGCGGCATCCAGTTCCTTCTGCGACGCTACATCGAGCGTGCCATAGGTGGTGCCAGAAGGCCCGAAGTGCGGACCGGGGCAGCGATAGAGAAAGGTCGGAAATTCCATCAGCGGCCGCGCCCCGCCTTCTTGGCCGGAGCCTTGCCGGGCTTGCCTGCCTTGAGTGCGGCAGTGCGAGCGGTATTGAGTGCGATTGCCACGGCTTGCTTCTGCGGTTTGCCGGACTTCATCTCGCTGGAAATGTTCTTGGAGATGGACTTCTTGGAATAGCCCTTGGTCAACGGCATGATTGTCTCCAGAAAGCGCAGACGGCGGTTTTACCCACCGCCTGCGGTCATGCAGTCACCTATCAGCCAATCCGGTAGGTGACGAACGTTGCAGCAGCCGTCTTGGTGGTGCGGAACCGGCCCGAGGAGCTGAGGGCGACGGCCATGTTGCCGACGACAGTGTGGCCCGAAGCGGCAGCAGCCACGGTAAAGGCGTTGGTCGAGCCAGTGTTGATCACACTGAAATCGACCGAATCGCCGATAGCGAAGCTGCTCGACGCATCCATGATAGCGCCGGTCTGAAGAGTGGCGGTTACAGCAGCAGTAGTCGTCGAGGTGACGATGCCCGACGAAATCAGCGCCCAGGTGAGGGTGCCGGTCGCGTTGAGCGTGCCCACAGTGACAGGCTGGACCTGCCAGGACAAACGGTTCTGCGCGACAGCCGGAGCGGTACCGATCTCGTAGAGAGCTTGGACGCCACCAGACGCTTCCACCGAGACGGTGGTCGCGTTGGTGAACGGACCGAACACCACTTGACCGTTGTTGACGGTGCCAAGCAGAACCGGCTGGTCCGGGTAGTTGACCGAGGTCGAAACCCGGCTGACGGTTGCCTGACCTTGGCAGTACACGGCGATGGAGCCGCTAGCCGGGACCAGGACCGTTGCGATGCCTTGAGGCTGGACAAGAAAAGCCATGATGATCTCCTGATTCGCGGTTACGGTTGGCTGAACATGATGATGCCGGACATCTGCGGCTGCTTGTTGACGACACCGTACAGCGTATCCAACCGGTACTTGGTTTTCATGGTGTTGATGTCGTACTGCTTGGTCATCACGAGTTCAATGCCTTGGTCCGTCGAGGCACGCATCACGGCAGCACCGGCATCGGTCGGAACCGCATAGCGGCCCGGCAGAATCTCCAGAGCATCCTTCTGCCAGAACGGGTTCATGTTGCCGGCAGCGGTGTTCAGGAACGTGATGGCGGCAGTACCACTGGTGGTCGGGATGGTGCAGTTCTGGTACTGCGCTTCCGAGTCCGAGCCGCCCTGGTTGCTGATGATCGGCGGGCTGATGACGAGAGTCGTGGACGACGGAACAGCGATGACGCGGAAGGTCTTGAGAACGCCGGTCGATTGCTTGGTGATGTGGTGGACCGCGAACACGTTGCCGATGGTGAACGAGTCACCAGGAGCAACGTTGGTGTTGGTGGTGGTGGTGATGGTCTGGAAGCGGTTGTCCACGTTCGAGGTTTCGCCGGTGGTAGCAACTGCGGTCGCTTTAGGCACCCAGAAGTTGTTACCGGCCGGCAGGGTCGACATCGTGATGCTGCCGCCACCCAACTGAGCCGCCTTGCGGACAGCGTAGTCGAGCTTGTAGGTCTCGAACGAGGCCAGACGGCCGACATAGGCGCGGCGCAGGGCGTTGTCGCTGACCTCATTGCCGAACGAACGGCTAGCCTTGGCAAGATCGCTGGCCATGCCGTTGTAGTCACGAGTCGAGAGCGCCAGATAACGGTCGTTGTCAGGCACGCCCTGTTCGTTCATGACGGCTTCGACTTCGGCCACGTCATCGAAGCCCGAGGCGGCGCCGGTGCGCTTCACGAACAGAGTGCCTTGCAGGGCAGCCACGTTCATGATTGCGACGTTGATGTCGCTGGCGAGCTTGGTCTTGGCGGCGTCGCCAAGAAGGCCTTCCTGCAGCGAATCGCGCAGTTCGGTCGCGGACATGACCCACGGAACGGCACGGCTAAAGCCGATGGTCGCCGGCACGGTGAGCTGCGTGTAGTCGTCGAAGTTGGTGGTCATGTCGGTGCCGCTGTAGGACACCGAGATGTAGGGCTGCGGACGCCAGACGATGTTATTCGTCCGCTCCATCATTTCCTGATCGGTGTTGAATACGGCGACGTTGCGCGACAGAACAAGAGCGTCTTGGAAACCTTCGAGCAGATTCTCGAAGGCGACGCGTTCTTCCTTGCTGAATGAGTTGGCCACGGTTGGCTCCTACAGGTTGAGTGAACGTATGCGGTTGTCACCGCGTCTGCTTACTCAACCCGTTGGAGCCGGTCGGCCGCTCTAGAATCGCGTCTGTCCGTTAGGCGGACGAGTCCATGCGTGATGCGAATATACCACACGCGGACCGACGCGCAAGTGTCACGCCTGCTGCTTGGCCTTCAACTGCTGCTTGTAGCGGATGACCTTGGTCATGTCGCCAGTGCGTGCAGCCTCCTCGCGCAACCGCTCAAGCTGCGAATCGGTCGTGCCGCTGACCGGCGCAGTCCCTGCAGGGATGCCCTTCTCGGGTGCCGGTGGCTTGGATCGTGGCGTGATTTTCAACTGTGCCTCCAGTTTGGCGACCGCGAACGCGAAGCGCACCGGGTCGGCGATGCTGGCCAGTTCCTTCGCTCGCTTGGGATTCTTGCCGAGTGCGTAGACCACGAGGGCCGGATTCTCCGCGCCCTGCAGGATGACACCCTGCTGCGTGACGCTCAGGGTCTCCTGCACCGCAGACTCCGCGTCGTCGTAGTCTCGGACTTTGAGCGCAGACTTCTGCTTGGTGTAGCCCTCGAGACGGGCCTCCCATGCGCGCTTTTCCTCCTCGAGCGCCTGCTCGCGATTGCGCTTGGCCTCGTCTACCGCTTCCTTCTGCCGATACCACGATTCCAAGGCCGACTCATAGGCCGTGGTGTCATAGTCGTGGTCCTCGAGCTTGGGCTTTGCACCCAGAACGGGCACGCCCTGCGCGATGTCCTTCTGCTCCTGAGCGGCACGCTCTCTGGCTTCGTACTCGCGCACCTGGCGGCGCAGGCGGCGCTGCTCCTCGCGGAGTTCCTTTACCCACTCTGGAGCGGGGCCGTTGAATCCGGGTGTCTCGTCATCTGGTGCAGACTCGTCGCCGATGGTGACCTGCACCTCGTCGGGTTCGGTCTCGGCTGCTGGCGGTTCTTCGGCCTCTTGCTGCTCCGGTTCCGCTTCGTCGGTTCCGGCCTCGTTCAGTTCTACGGTCTCGTCATCGAGCGGCGGCGTATCGGTGCTGCCGTCAGGCTGCATCACTTCGACTTCTGGCATCTGTCTCTCCGTCTCGCGCATTTTCGGCTGCGCGGTGGCCGTTGCCGGAGATCCGGCGAATCAGAGCAC